TTACGCGAATTCTTCCACGATCGCCATGCCAGTAGCACCATCACCACCGGTAAATGCCGTACCGGTAAACCCAAGGTCATACGCGCCACCACCACCGGATCCGGGAGCTGCGCCAGCAATACCGGCCTGAGAACCCGCCCGGCCACCGCCGCCAAAATACGACGCCCCGCCGTTGCCCGTCAGAAGGCTTGAGCCTGTCTGTCCATCTGAGCCGGTACCACCGTTGATCCTGATATCTCCGGTCGCCGCCGTACCTCCGGCGCCGCCGGCGGTATTGGACACGCCTGACTTCACTCCTCCTTTCCCGCCAGGAGCTGAGAACAGGCTGGCAAACGAGGTGGCCCCACCATCCGCACCACTTACTGCGCCAACTCCGCCCTTACCACCCTTGCCGACAGTAATCGCATAAGAACTGGCAGCAGACAGGTCAACCCATACGATAATGGTCGCGCCCGCGCCGCCGCCAGCACCGGAGAAGGTTTCTGTATTGTTGGAGGCCTGGCAGCCGCCACCGCCGCCACCGGCACCGGTCAACGTTACTTTTGCATAACGGGCCAGAGGAGATCGCGTATAGGTTCCGTTTGCATAGAAAGCTTTTGGAGCGCCAAGTGAACGCCCGACAAAACCAGAGGAATCAGATATTCCGAGGTTATAACGGGCTTCATTTATCGCATCCTCACCGGCATCTTTAATTTCTGACAGGTTATTGCTGATCTGCAGGAACGACAACAATGATCCGGCGGTCATTAAATTCGCGACAATGTCATTCGTTGACCATACGCGTGCCGTAGTTCCTTCCTGACCACGAATTACTGTCATCACGTCACCGGATACAGACGTGACGTGCATAATTTCAGAAATTGTTTTCGTGGCCGCGTCGGTTATCGTTAATTTGAAATAACTCTGCCCAGATACAGGGGACGGGAATAAAGACCCAGCTCCAGTACCCACGGTAATAACGGTAGCGGACGCGCTAATACCCGCAGCGAGAACACTCTTTGCGTTATTATTGGCTAATAGCTTCAGCGCCATATATACCCCAGTTAAATAATAGAATTATCGGAACGAACATCGCAGATAGTAAACGTCACGACGCCGATGACAGTAACATCGTCCAGGGCTTCGCCCTCGATCGCTTCACCATCTTCAGTAATCAGTGACTTTCCTCTCAGCGTGGCAAGCTCCGTCCCGCCGCCGTGCTGGATAAGAACCTGACTACCCTGCTTTGGCTTCAGGGAGATATCCAGCACAACGTAACCGCCAGATCGCTCGAAAACTAGCGTGTTTGGGCCGACATTGCAGATCGAGTTAACAGACAACCTTTGCTCAACGTAGTCCGTCGCTGGTGAAGGGAATCCCATTAGATCACCCTCCCCATGTTGGCCATCATCCACAAACGGTTTTCGCTATGGTCGGTGGTTTTGTCGACAAAGTACGTCTGCTCTCTAGATATCCACGCATTAGCCTCTGCGTCGGTAAAGTGCAGCCCAAGCCTGCGCAGCGCTGACACAAAATCCTTTGTGTGCAGGTACTGGTAGCCTTTGGAGTTGCGCAATACCGACTCGCGGAATGCCTGATTGATGTCTGACTGACGGTGCATGATCTGCCCTCCGATAAACACTGTTTTTATATACAGTAGTTTTATGAGGAGAGAAGATCAATATAGCCCATGGCTATCAATGCACGCTTCTGTGCTAACGTTTTGATTATTCAGCAGACCATGAATTGACTGTGACAGAATCAGGTATTCCACCACCAAATTTCATATTTATTGCATTCAGCTCTGCCATCACTGCTTCTTTTATAGCTGCATCATTTCCTTCTGATTCAACAGCAAGCGTTCCTGAATAAATTACCTGACCGTTTTTTGTCGCCTGATAATCAGCAATATAGCCAGCCATATGTACTCCTTAAATGTTTTTGCCTTTCAGCTGATAATAATTTTTGTAATAGGTGTAAATTGTTGCCATTTCTGCATCCGTAATTGCCCTGGATACAATCAGACAGGCCCGCATGAAGATAGTGGCTGTCGTGGTTCCCTCAACCGAACCGCCCAGCAGAATTTTAGACGAGGGTACGGCATAAGGAGTCGTCGCTGCGGTGCGGGTTGCTGACTGTGATGTGCGTGGCAGATCAAGCTTAGTCAGCATTGAGCCACTGCCGTTATCACGAACAAAGCGACTTACAGCCATTTCGCCATCAGTTGCGGCACTAGACGGGATGAGGTCGGCCTGTTGCGCTGCACCTGCTGCTGTCAACCACTTAGCTCTCCACGCTGTATCCGTAGTTTGTGTGCCACGAGTACGCTGCGGCGCGTTCATCTGCACCCGGCCCACAACTGCACCAACCACGCCTGGATGAACTGCAATTGTCACCATTGTCAGATCGCTGCCATTGTAGGCTGATATGTCGATGTTCGTATCCAGGTGGTTAGCCTCAGTGAGGCTGACTCCATAATCACCAAGAACAGGAGAGCCAACAACAGACATGTCAGCGCCTACCCGGTTTCTGGTTAAGGACGCTGAATCGTTTACGTCAAAATCAGCCTGTAGAATAATTCCCGGGATTAGTGATGGAAGTTGCGTAATATCATTGGGAAATGGGTATTTCTTCAGATATCTGGTGGCAACTATTCCGGTATTTTGATAAACCAGTGTGCTCATATTTTATGGTCCTATAACGCAAATGAGAAAACAGCGAGGTCGTTATAAAGAGGCAGGCCGGATAGTGACGTCCCTGTTTGGGAATCTCTGATACACCCGCGCGAACCAGTTACAGGGCCGGGGTTTTGTCCGGCAATCCCCTGGCTTGCATAAGATATCGCCGTCGCAGTGGTAGAATCGGTCTTGGTGATAACTATTTTTGCTGCTGATCCGCTGCCGCTAACGGCTACCGACGCAATTGTGGCCCCGGTCAGGACAAATCCGTAGTTGCCTGGATCGGTAACCCTCTCGGTGTCAATCACGAGATCACCAACACAACCAGCCACTGGTATAGTGATTGTGGTTCCTGACTGCACAACACCAGACTCTATCGGCACAAGCGAGGATTTTGTATTGTCATTCAGCCACCCACCGACAACCGAGCCAATAACCTCGCCTTCAGTCCGATACCCCGCACTGGTCAGATGCTCCCCGTCAGAATACGGTCGGGCATACTGTGCGCTGGCAAGATGGATTAACGCGTTATCACGGGCTTCCTGGTACTGCGCAATACCGATGTTATTGGTTTTGGTCGTGCCGGCGGTGCCGCCGTACGGAATTATGTTGGATAGCTGGCCGACAAACATGTGAAGCGACTGACTTTTACCTGTTGCAGCGTTAATGACAGACTCGTACTGAGCACGGAGCGTCTCCATTGCGGCACGATAATTAGATATTGATGTCCCTGCGGCCGCATTCTGGTTTCCGTGGATGAGCACCATTACGGGAACATACTGCATACCCAGCTTTTCAGCCATGGCCACAGCTGCCTGAATCATTTTCGTTGCACCGGTAAAAGTCGCTGTTCCAGATGAAATGTCTGCAATTGCAGTACCAGATGAGCACGCATCGGAAACCAGCACAGTATTCCCGGTAAGCTCATGAATTTTAAAAGCCATACCGCTTGATGGCGACTCCTGACCAGGCCGCGTTCCAACATTCTCCCGGCATGGGATAACGGTTCCAAGCAGCGACTCATTCAAAGTATCATACTTAAAATCGACTTTCGGGCCGGTACCAAAAGCCAGTATGCCGTAATCAGCCTGGGCTGAAGTCGTGACAGGGCTTTGTGCCTGCGTTGAGCCGCCAGCAGCAAGAGACTGCCCGGTTAAAATCACATGAATAAGGTAGCGCAATGACTCACGCGCGCGATAATTCCCGTCATAAGTCGATCTATAAGTGAGGTAGCTACCGCTAATGTTGGAAAGAAAACGAAGAAATTTAGCAAATGCTACAGGAGCAATATTTGAGACCCCGGTGTCGTTCGTGATCTGCGTTACATTGCTACCATCCACCGCAATGATATTCCCATCAACTGAAGCAACCATGGGGAACTCAGAGGCGTCCTCGCTGCTCGAACCTGACATAGCATCTTCGATAGAGCCGTCCGGATATTCAACTTTGTAAACTTTACCTTCTGCATCCATCCATGCTTTTGTATATCCGTCAAAAAATGTTTCATCACTAATCCATGTCTTTTGCTCGCCGAATGTAACAACCCCTGATGGAGATATGCTAAATATAAGGGCATCCTCATCCCTTAACTGACATAGAATACCGCCACCATCATCTGTCAAAAATTCAAATTTGTCCCCAAGCAATAACGCAGCGAGATTCGTGGTTCCGTCGCTTAGTATTTCACTTGTCGACTTTCCTTCTTTATCAACCCATGCCCATGCTGTATCAGGATATCCGCTAATGTTTGTGGAGGCTCCAGTGGACATTATCCTAGCCACTTGCTGTGAAATTAAGAGATCAACATATTCCTTTGAAATAATAGAGCGGCCTGTCTTCCCAAGCACTCCATTGTTATTAATATATTCATCAGCGGTGATAAAGTTCTCGTTTGCAATCCAGCATGATGATCCCGTCTTAATATTACCAGCGTCTGCATCAGCCTGCGCCGCCGCCAGCGTAGGGAATTCGCGAATTGTCCCAGTTACAGCAGCTGTACCTGGCTGCTTAGCCTGTAACACAGCCACGCCAGCATTGTTTTGATACTGCCATGCAGCAGAAAGCGCATCAGGCCCCTGGGCTACCCAGAACGACTGGCCGTCAGTAGTTGCTGCCAGCCCTGCAATGGTCCCATCAGGATCACTGGCAGTTTTATAGAACGTGAACTTATTCTGTGCGTAGTCAGAAGCGTTATTTGCATACTCTTCAGCCTGTGCTGCTGATGCAGCTGCCTGCTGGGCATATTGAGCGATAATGTTCAGCGTATCCGCCGTCATCATGTTGGCAACCATGTCGTTGGCCGCCCACGCACGCGCCAGCGTTCCTTCCTGTGCACGCTCAATCGTGAAGATGTCCCCAGCCTTGGCTGTCACGTTCACGATCTCAACCTGTGAGCCGGTGGCGGCATCGGTGAGAGTGAGCTTAAAGTAGCTCTCGCCTGCCACAGCATCAGGGAACTCGGCACCAGTTCCAGCGCTAACGATCAGCGACGTGTCGGTTGCGCTGATAGCAGAAGCCAGCGTGCTTTCTGCGTTGTTTGTAGCCAAAAGGGTTAGTGCCATGTCTCCTCCGGGATATAGGCATAAAAAAACCCGCCGAAGCGGGTTTGATGTTATCAATGTGTTATTTATGAAATCCCACTGGCGTGGGCTTTGAGCTAATTATCTACAGAAACAGAGACATTTCCGCCGTTGTTTTTAATTTCATATTTGTAGCTGAATTTATTACATGCGAGCGTAAATCCATTAGATGAAACCATGGGTATGAAAGAACTTACAGAGTCACATTTGTAAGAGCTTTGTCTGACAAACCCAACAAGTGTATCTATAAATTCGAATGCCTCTGGAGTGTCTTTGTATAATATTGCGTTATGTTCAACTGGCGCGGCTCTGTCTTTTGAATCGTATAAACTATAATCTTTAGCTTCTTTTTTGTTTTTAGCTCCGTTGCTTATTGCTGGCTTCTGCGTTATTGACTCATCATATTTTTTCTGAATATTATTCAAAACCTCATCGCTTGCATTTGTTTTTATAACAGAATCATACGCAACAAATACAGTATCATACCAATCATTAATGCATTTGTAGTCGGTGCACAAATCCCTTGAGTCCCATAAATCTTTTGTCAGCCTATCGAACCCATTTTTATTATGCGCAACTTTCTTTGCAAGATTATAAACCTTAGCAAGAACCTCATCATCTTCTGATAATTTCTTGTCAGAACAAATTGTTTTTTCGGCAAAATTTTTTGATTTATTACAATCAAAAGAAGCTGCAAAAGAACTTCCTGCGCACAACGAAACTGATAAAAAAGCAAGCATAATTGAAGTTTTCATTTTAATCTTTACCATGCTGTGGTGGATGAGGTAAATACTACACCACAGTCATTGTGCTTCAATCAATAATTTCCACCGAAATGGACTGATAGAACGGCATGTGCAGCAGACCGCTATCCATGGCCTGCTTGAAGAATATGGCAAACTCGAAATCCTCGGTGATCACAAAGGCCGTGTCCTTCTGGTTGTACTTCCTGGAGTTATAGGCAGAAGCGTTGTAGATAGCACTCCGCGTAAACTTCCGACGCCCCTTATAGATGGAAATCACGATACCACCATCCACAAACTGGATCGAGATACTCCATCGCTGGTCGTTGAGGATGTCTGTGCCATTCACTCCCAACAGGAACCGCAGAATCCGCCGCTTTATCCATGGGATAGAGAAATAGAAGCCGTCACCCTTGTAAAAATTCCAGGTCATGATCCGCTTAAAAAGGTCATCAGAGACAACAACCTGGTTTGACTGGTCAATCACCCGGTACTCATTGAATGCCAGCTGGTTAAATTCGAAGGTGTTATATGGGCCTATCTCCTGCTGATCGCTGCTGGAAATCACCGGCGGCAACACGCCATAGATGCCATGGGCAATCCATCGGAGCTGATCTCCGGTGTTGTAGTCACCGATGAAAATCGGCAGGTTGGCATTAACCATCCAGTCATAAATGCCCTGCGCCATCGAGTTATACGCAGTAAAAAACGCCCGCAGATTGTCATCGTCGTTGTATTGCGTATACATATACGACCGGATGATATCGTCCAGCATGCTACGCCCCTGTTACGATCACGCCATCCGACGCGATATAAAAATAACTGAACTTATCGCCGCTGATGATATTCGTCCCGGCATCCGGTGGCGTTATCACACCATTGATGGTGACCACGACGTTTAGAGTGCTGATCAGCCCCATGTCGATTGTCGAGTTAATCGCCTGTAAGAATGCGTCTTTCAGGTTGTTAACGTTCAGCGGTTTCCCGGCGAATATGCCGTTCACATACTGAATCGTAGGCGCCGAGACCAGAGAGGCGACCGTGGCATCTGTCAGGTAGTTAACACTTTCTGTCCCCCACTGATACGTCACAGTGACCCGCTGCAGCAATGGCGTCACGAACGGGATCACGTAGTTATCAGGCCAGTCATTCACCGTCACGGTATTGTTTCTGACGTTCGGTGTCACCTCGCCGCCGCCTCCCCAGGTTCCGGATGACGTGGTGTCAATCCCGATGGAAAAAGTGTGAGGAGACAGCACCGTCACGGTCAGAGGAACGTCATTAATGCCCGTCATCCCGGTCACGCCAGTGATCCTGATAACCTGGCCGTCAGTGTAACCATGAGTCAGGTCTGTGCTGACGACGCCAGGATTTGCATTCGTGATCCCAGTTACATTCAGTGAACACCCTTTCAGCCGGCTGATATCCCCCGCAGACTTATAGAGCGCACCAGCAATATCGTAAATATCACCGCCGGCGCACATGACTATCCACTTATCCCCGTCCTGAATGACAGAAACGAGGCGCGCCTGCACGTTATCAAGGCTGGTGAGATATTGCCGGATAAATCCCGGATATCCCTGGACGGTGGCCATCTGCGCCTGCCATACGCGATCACGAAACTGATAGTTCGTTTCCGGGTCAGCACCCGGAGTGCCGGCGATCGGGTTGGTGCAGGTAATGGTGACGTCAGACGGTAGACTGGTGATTATCTGGTTAACTGTATTTACCGGCACCGCCCAGGTCCCGGTCTCCGTTCCCTCGCATGATACGCTGGCAGACACTCCTGACGACGAGATTATCGTCGCATCACTGACTGAATAGGTATAGGTCCCATCAGAAACAATAAACCCCTGTGGGATAACAAATCCCGCGGGGCCGGAAAACTGAACCGGAACTGTTGTTGTGCCAGCCGTTTTCTGCCCAGGGATACCAGCCTGCTGTGCGAGAAGCTCCAGCATGGCCAGGTTAGCCTTTAGTGGCCCCACCGAGTTAATCAGGTCAACCCTCGCCTGATCGCAGACGATAAGTGCGCCGACATCAGTGCTGGCCACGTCTTCAATCAGAGAGCCAGGCAAATCCGTGGTGAGTCCCGGAGATAACGCAATTGCCTGTGAAACGAGCTGTGCTCTTAGCTCTTCCGGCGTCAGAGGAACCGGGCCTGCTGACGTATAGCTGACTGGTAAATCGCTCATACGGCCACCTGTGTAATTATTTTTGAACCTGCGTTTGTGATTGCCGAGATGTTATAAACAGGCGGGTCGTCGCTGATCAGTGCAATCTGCAGCGAGGAAAAATACTGGCTGAACTGTTTCTGAATACGGTTTACGTAATACGTCGGCAGGATTTGCTGGATCACCGACCCGGCGGCCGGTATTCCGTTGTTCGCATAAAAGGGTGACTCCTGCGGCGCCAGTTTCAGATTCTGGATCAGGGTGGTTAAATACACCAAGTCATTAAACCCATTTTCGTCGGTTTCCACCAGGACCCACTTCCCCTCAGAGTTTCGGCCATAGGTTCTCACTCGGTGATACTCCCGTTAAACGTTGAAGTCGGCCCCCCGGTATCATTTCCATCGTTGCCGTTTGAATGTTCATGGCTGTTAAGCCAGGTCAGAAGCGACTGCCACCCGGCGTGCATGATTGCAGGGCTAGTACTGGCCACTGAATCCTGCAGGTGACCAGCCTGGCCTGAAAGGCTCCATTTGCTACCCGTCAGTGAGAAAACTGTCCCGCCAACGGTGACGGTGAAGCTGTCAGGTGTGGAAATGGCGATGCTGTCAGGCTTCAGGAGAAACGTCGTGTTGCTGCCACTGTCGCGCAGCGTTACACCCTCCGGCCCGTATACCGTCACCACCTGTCCGTCGACACCCTGCCACTCGGTATTACTGATCGGCAAGAAAACGAGGGCGCTTAAGTTTGCTGGCGGAGTCATATCTGCAATGCCGCCTCCCTGACCGCTAACGCCGCCAATGTAAGTATCTGCGGGGATAACAATCCCCTTATCTCCCGGCTGCATAGGGTAACGAATATATTGAGGGCCAAATAAGGGGATAGTCACTTGCGGCAAAACATATGGGATATCCCTTAGCTCGAAGGAGACGGTGATCATATTCCCAGTTTGCTTAACCACGCTCGCCGGAAGAACTTTCCCTGATTTTTGAAGCGCATTTTCAATTTTTCTTTCAGTAAACCTGTTCATGCTTGAGGCAAAATTAAGCTTGTTGTCGATGCTCATGCACTACCTGCCTTAATGAAAGGGGAAGCCTCAATAATTGTTACCCATGCCTCTGCCGTTGGTTGCCTGCTATTCCCTAACAGGCGAACGGAGTTCACAATAAAGTCGCCAGTAAAGGCAGAGTCTTCTCGATACTGAGAGTACGAAGAGGCCTGTATCAACGGAGTGCTTTTTTTAGGCATCAGGATGTGATCGCCAACCTGAATATCACCGCGCATTACGCACGCCATGCTGATTGTGTTAAATGCCACCCATGTCGGCTGCCCTATCAAATCCTTGAAATCTATTTGGGTTGGGCTGTTGCTTCTGGCTACGGCGCTGGAAACAGAAGTCTTATCCGGGTGGTTATCATAATCGTTATCCCATACCCGGATCTCATTACCATTCACTATTGCGATCTCTACACCAGAGTACCCGCTATCGCGAATTCTGGAACGTGAAAAAGCATTAAGGTCCTTGGCCAGGGTGACAATGTCATCACAAAACAGCCCCCGGTAATGATTAAGGATTAGCCGGTCGCTTATGTTGATATTGAATGTATACCCTCTGATGTTCATAAAACACTGCGTGAGGGCTACAGAAAGCTTCTGCCCCTCCTTCCAGTCAAAGGTTAAAGGAAGGGGTACGGGTTTGTTATTTGGCACGTTCTGGACAGGACCAACCACGATTATGAAGTCAAGTCGTAACTCAATACCCTGCCAGTTACCAAAGACCTGATTTATCACGCCATCCAATACCAGTTTTGGTGCGGTAACCTTGCCAGCCAATGGCAGCCCGTCTTTCATCCCAAGGAATATTTTAATTTTTTTGCCAAAAAAATTCTGGCGAGCCTGCTGCATTTCTTTTGGGCCAATACCCCAGATGGCCAGGTGAGTCTCGCCCTGGGGAGTCGATTCACCGTACCTGAGGATATCAAACTCAATCATCAGGGCGCCTGGGTTGTAAACTCCGTTCTTATGGCTACTGTATTTTATCGTTCTTTCCGGAGAAGCGCCTTCAGCAGGAATGGTTATCTCAATATCATAATATCTCATGAGCTGTTTACCTCAATCTGTCCATTCTGCTCGCGCCAGTACATGGAGGACGAATTAAACACTCCGGAGATAATATTTATTCCACCGTTAAGCACGGAGCCAACGAGCGGGGTATTTAGAATGGTATTCCCAGAGCCATCTGTTATGAGGACATACCACCTCATCCCGGCAATGTTCCATTTGACCTGGCAGTTATAGACGGTGCCATCAAGGATCGGTGTAAAAGTCATGCTTTGACGATCATTGCCGGTAAACGGATAATTCTGGGTTGTCATGGCCCTACCCCCAACTTACCCAATAGGCCGGTTATTGCTTCCGATACAGAGCTCCCGAGTGGCGTGTTGCCAAGAGCATTGGCGGTATTAGTCCAGGATGGGTCGGTTACCATATCCCCGGCGCCAATCTTGTTTAAAAAATTGTTCACAGCCTGCTCTGCACCATTATCGGTTATCAGTGGCTGCTCGAAATCCCATATCCATGAACGCTGTGGTAATGGATCATTACCAGAAGTGATGTCCCTCACGACACGCAAAATGCAGTTGCTATAGATAACGGATGGGGTGGCGACGATAAACGTGCCGCCTAAGTTAGAATGCGCCTGAAGGACAGACTGCAAAGCACTCATAGTGACGAGCTTTGTCATCGCCCCGGTGTTTTCATTGACCGGAGCCTCCATTACCAACGAAACGCGCAAAGGCTGAGCAAGCAAGGCGTTCGCAGCTACTACCTGGTTGGCGAAAGGGTATCTGGCAATTTCATAATCAACCATTGTGGCGCCCTGAACCGGGCGCCAGTGGCAGAAATATTTATCCAGATCGGTTAGGTTTATGGCTCCTCCAAGCAGTCCCGTAACAAAGCTCGCGCTCTGCGTCAAAGCGACGATCGGGAGCATTCCTCCAGGAATGGCCTGCGCTATCCCTCCGCAAAGTATTACTGGGGATATTTCAAAACCCAGCTTATACATTTCACGTGTGAATCCCATTACCTCGCCCCCAATTGCGCTGAAGTTACCACTGCATTCCCACCGGTATTGTTATAGATCTGAATGACTGTGCTCTCAGAAACTCTGCTACCAGCCCCTTCTTTTTGAGATATAGCAGAAATGAGTTTCGCGATAACCTGAGGATCATTGAGATTCAGTTTCTGATTCTCATTAAATCCAGTAGTTTTAACCACATGCCGAATATACTCAGCGGTATTATTTTCCTTAGGAGGAGCCCATTTTCTTACAATATCTCCTACCGTATTTATTCCTTTAGCGCCATACATTTGAAGTTGCTTTGTCGCCGCCAGTACGCCTTCATCCAGCGTTGGGAAGACGGCAAATTTACCGCTTCTCGTATTCTCGCTGCTATATCCTTCAGCCCACCGCAGATTTCCCGGATTATTAAATCGATCTGCAATAGTCCTGTTTCTGTCGGAAGTATTTGCAGGTGTGGGATCAACAGCTTTAACGGTTCCATCTTCAAAGAAGCGCCTAACACCCTTGAGCCAGCCCCATACATGCGGGTCATCATTGCTTCCAGGAGTATAGGATTTTCCCGTTTTCGGATCGATGATGGTGCTTGGGCTCAACATCGTTGACCCGGATGATATATCCGCAGTAGAGATACTCGCTTTCCCTGTTACCCAATCAATAACCTTGCCAATTAGATTTCCCATTTTCTCTACTTTGTCCATAAAGTTGCTTACATCTGTGGAAAATTCAGGAGAAGCGAGGTAATTACCGAATCGCTCAATGCCGCCGGCAAGCGCATCAATCCACTTGCCGAGTTCGGGGGATTTCAGGACGGTATCGATCGCGCCTGACAGCGCATCAGACAGTTTTCTCAGTTGAGGTGTGAGAGGACCCAGGCCGCGCACAAACGTATTCCTGATGCTCTGGCTGCTGTAGTCGAGCTGGACGTTAAAATCCTGCCACTGGCGCGCCTGCTGGTCGGTAATTTGCAACATACGCGCATCCTGCTGCGCGCGCTTCTCCATGGCGGTGATCTCTTCATCGCTCATGTTTTTGAAGCGGTTCAGGTCGTCCAGTGTAAAGAAGTTTGTCAGGCCGTGCGCCTGTGCGCCCTGCAGCGTGCTGCCGTTCTGCACGAAGATATCGCGCGCATTACGGATCATCTGCGGGAGCAGTTTGGCCGGGTCCTGGTCGGGGTTGTTAATCCCCATCGCCTGAAACGTCCAGCGCTTCGACAGGTCCATTTGCGAATCGCGGATAGCGCCCAGCGTACCCGTCGGATTACCGAGTGCTTTCTGGTAGTTTATGGCGGTGGAATCAAGTGCGCCGATACTCGTCCCAAGCCCGAGAGAAGTAAACCGCTGGGCACCGGTGGTGGCAGCCAGCCGGTTGATGCCGAACAGGCCGCCAACGCCAAGGACGCCGGTAAATATCCCGACAATGCCACCCCATGACAGAAGGCTGGCCGTCGCTTCCTTGATATGCCCTGCCAGCGATTTAGCGTCTTTCGTCGCATCGCTGAGGAATCCCTTCGCAGAGCGAGTACTTTTGTTGAATTCGTCCTGCTTTTTCTTCGAGTCTTCCAGGTTGGTATTGAGCCGATCGATACCACTGTTGATAGTCAGAATGGCCTCGGCCACGGCATTAAACTCCGCGCCTAACTCCTTCGTCTCACCTTTGGCCTTTTCGGTCTGCTTGCTGCTTTCGCCAATACCAACGGCAGCTACCCGCCAGGCTTCCGGTAAATCATCCAGCGCGCTCTGGTACTCGCGAAACCTTTCCATAAACGCGACAAACTTGTCGTCATTTACGTCAATGTCGACGATCGACTTAGCTACCATTGAAGAAACCTCTTTCTTTGAGCGCGGCGAGAAGGTAGCGCTGCCGGTACTGCGCCGGGCTGGCATACTCCTCGCCGGTGATCTCCCTTATCACCTGCCAGAAGCCCTCATTAGACGCCCAGTCTAAGAGGGTATAAATGATGTTTCCGGCTGGGCATTCTGGGTCTGGGTATCGGTAACCGGCTTCGACGTCTGCAACGAATCGCGGAACGCCGTAACGCTCGATGAGGTTAGTTGCCCATCGTACATTTTGATCACCGTTCCCACGGTCGGTGCGATCAGGTTTGCCTTCTGAATAGCAGAGGAAACCATAAAAAAAACCACTTCGCCTTCGATCTCACGATACTCATCAGGGTCGATAATCCCCTGATTAAATGCCACCTCAAGGGGTGTGGTTTTCCACTGGCCGCCGACGTTATGGATAACGACCGTCAGTCGCTGAATTTCATCTACGATGTTCGGGCCTGCCCGACCGTTATCGATTTCCGCTTTCAGGCTCTGCCTCAGCATCATCGCGGCGATTCTGGCGGCGCCAAGACCACCCACCTGCGAGATGAATTTTGTGAACAGGTTCCCCAGCAGGATGCAGTGTTCTTCCACCACCTCATAGGGGAATGGCGTCACATGCAGGTAAACGATCGAGCCGTCATCGCGGGTAACGCTGGTGACCAGATTCAGTTTCTTGTCGATTTTCATGCATTACACCCACATGTTGTCGTTAGTGACCATGTAGCCGCTGATGGTTACCACAAAAGCCGGGTCCATCCCGCTAAAAGCCAGCTCGTTGAAGTTGACCAGGTAGCAGTTGAGCAGCGTGATATTGCCGAACGTCGTTGCATCCGGCGTCACCACGATTTCACCCAGCGACGTGTCGGTTAAAAAGCGCTGCCGGTAGCTTTCGCCCAGCCCCTGAGTTTTCAGAAGATGCACGGTCAGCGTTACCTGCTGATACGGCGCCTGGCTGCCGACGGTGCCGGTCATCGTAGGGATGATGTCGGTCGCTGGGCCATCCGGACGCAGGCTAATGCCGTCCTTTGCCAGGTACGACGCCGAAACGTTCAGCGCCGGTGTATCCGTGACGGAAAGAGCCCCGCGTACGCGGTTAAGAAAGCCCTGCGGTACTAATGGGTTCGCCATTTTTTACGCCCCTACAAAGTTCGTTACGTTCACGTTAAACGTGATGGATTCGAAGCCGCGGCGCGGCGTCATGACGGCGCTCAGCCCGTTATATTTGCCTTCCTGGTAATCGGAGGGGTTCAGGCTGTTGTAGTTACTGAACGGCACGGCGTTGATCACGGCGTTGCCGGCGTAAGTGCCTTTGTCATACTCGGTGTTGAAATCTTCCTGCGTCAGTTGCGTGTCAATGACGCGACCGAGGATCAGCCCGTAGCTGATGCCATTACGCAAGGTTTTCAGAGCGCGACGCTGTAGGCGGTCAATGCCCTTCTGCTCGTAGTACAGCGGGTTAACGGTCGTGTTGGAGCCGTTGATGATTTCATTCGCCAGGTCGAGCTCAAGGTTGATCGCCGTCCACGCCACCGAATACCAGTAGTTGAACGGGTTACCGTCGAGCATGCGGCCGGTGAACAGCACTTTGTTACTGAGACCACCTTCGGCGCCGGTACCGATGTAGTTGATGTTGCTGTCCTGAAGCGATTTCAGCAGTGCGCTGTTGCCTTCCAGCGGATACTCAGTCAGGCCGTACATAAAGCGGTACGACATCGGCGGCACCATGTTGCTCGACCCCGAGTCGTTTGCCAGGGATGACTGGAACGGGCCGGCCATGGAAAACTCGCTAGCCGGAATATCCGGAGCCTCGACGCCAGCAAAGACAGTTTTGTTTTTCGTCGCTGTCCACGCTTCATAGGTCGCGATCGTTGTGGTGACAAAGAAGTAAACCAGACTTCCCGGCGAAGTATAGAGGCTGGTCAGGGTTTTAAATTCATCGACCGAATCCCATTCGCGCGGCACCAGATAGGATAAAAACTTCTGGTAGGTGTTACCCAGGGAGACGTCTTCAGCAATGAAGGTTTTCAGCACTGCTACAGCTTCCTTCATGGACACATCGCCCAGTTCCAGCACATAAACAGCCCGCGTTTTGCCCTGGGACCAGAACGAAGTATTCATCTGGGAAATTTCGGTCTGCACTACCGTTTTTACCGTTCCCATTGCCGTTGCGGTTCCTGGGTTGGCCGTCAGCGGATAGGTGAAGGTGTTGGCACCTGTCACCGTAGCGGTATAGGCGCCATTGTACCCCGCCGGAGTCGCGCCGGAGATGATCACCGGGACCTGTGAACCGTTAGTCCATCCGTGAGCGGCAGCCAGCGTGACCGTTACCACGCCAGTAGCCCAGGCGAGCGTCGAGATGGTTTTCGCCGGTGCGAGAATGTCGGCCAGGTCGGTTTCACTGGTCAGCAGCTGATATTCACCGGCATTCAGCGTCGTGCCGCCCATAGAAATCATCGCCCCGGACTTTAACAACTGCGAGGGCTTCGGCGGATTCGTCACCGACACGTTAATATTAACAATTGCCATTTACTTATTTCTCCGGGTCAATGGACGGAATTGCAGACGTGATCAGCTGGCGCGCTAAGTTACGCATCCGTTGCTGGTAATAATTGATTTTGAATTTGATGGTCTTACGCATGGCGATGATGTTGAGCTCGTTCTGAGTGACTCGCTCATCCTGCACGACGGGAATATTCATGATCCCCATCTCCGGGGCATCTCCGGTCGTATAGTCCTGCACATACCGCACGAAGTCTTCAATGCTGGCGTTACGCAGGCCGGTGACCGAAAGCGTGACATCTTCCGTTACCAGCTGATACTGGTTTTGCTTCTCGTCCAGATAGAACGCGCCGGCGATCGGTGACGTGTTACTGCATTTCACTGTCGCATAGGGCGGCGAAAGGTTCTGCGTTGAGAGCATCGCCGGGAACATCGGCATGTACTGATTCAGGGCCAACCAGATCGGCAACGAGCTCGACACCACCACGTCAGAGAGGTCTATGTCATCCGCAGAGTTGATGATCTGCGACCGCATGTGCGGAAAAATAGCCTCTCCAGTATAGTGGTACAGGTTCGCCGGTTCATTCAGCCCGGTACGCCGGGAGAACGAGAACTGCACGCCAAAAAACTCGCCGATGTACAGCACCTCTGACCCGATGTCGTTAAACGGGTCGATGTCCGCCTGCGCGGTGAACGTCACCACGTTGCGATCGTACAGCTGCTCGTCGTCCTGAATGGTTTCTGTCGTCAGGTGCAGATAGCCCTTCACATCCACCGTATCCGGCTCATTGTTCGGATCGTCAGACAGGACCGAGGCTTTAACCCAGAACACGAATCCATCGAGCGGAAGTACCTTTCTGATGTACTTCGTGAACGTCACCACCTGGAACCGGCTCAGATCATCCAGCCCCTGTGTCAGGGTAGCGTTAAGCTCGGTTTTGGCGTTCTGTAACTCACTCAGGGAAGGCATTCAGCACCCCGCTTACCCAGGCTCGCATAGCTGCCTGATAGGTTCCTGTGTCAATGAACGAAGGGCGTGGCGGCCCCTTTTTGCCTTTAAAGCGCTTCGATATTCCCTCAAGCGCGCGGCGCGTTGGTACGCCAGGGAGGCCGTTCATCTCGGTGTTATCGAGGAAGCCGACAAAGAGATCGTGAACTTTGGACATTGACTCAGCGAGCGGGTCTTTTGCCGGCGGCGCGCCAGCGAACATGTTTTCAAGCGCTGCGGCCAGGTCTTTGCTCATCAGCTCAGCGATGTCGTTCCCGTAGCGGTCAAAGAACGTCTGCATAATCTGATACCTCGCTTCCAGCTCTTCCGCTACGCTCCCCGTCGTGGTGTCCTCGTCCTCGTAGGGGATATCGATAACGCCCAGATGAAAGGTGATCATGTCAGACCCCACAGGCTCCCGAACTGCTGAGCGAACATCAGGTAGCGACGGCCCCACGGGTCCTGGAGCATCTGCAGATCTGCCAGCGACAGGTCTTTGAAGAAATCAGGGACCAGGCGCTGTGCGCTGGTAGAGTTATCCCCGGCTCCCGTGATAACCCCGGCTTTGAAGTCATTCAGCCCATATTGTTTACGGAACTCAGCAAACACAGCCTCTGTCCCGTAATTGATGAGAAACGATGCCCCAAGGTTATAAACCGCGATGCTGTACACGTTAGGCATAACGCACGCGATGTCCGGGTTAACCCATTCAATGGCGCCGCCATAGGCGAGAGAAAAAGACGGCGAGTCGTCGGGAACCTGGTCGGGGGTGATTCCCATATCAGATCGAACGAATTCGATGAATCCCGACAGACTGGTGGTCATTTCTTCTTGCTCCCGGCTTTCGGCGTGACAATTTTTTCGTTGATGGTCGGGTCGTCTGAATGGTCATCGCGCCCCTTGGCCTGCTCTGCGCTGAATTCCATGTCACCTTCGTAGCCGATACCGCTTTCGCGCAGTGTGTTATCCAGCGCGGCGACGGATGCCTGCCGGCGGTTATGAGCCCCGCGGGTCAGATGACCATCGTTATCGCGAATGGTTTTCTCAATAACGCTGGCGGAAACGGGTTTGTTGATGCTGTAGCACAGGCCGACAAATGCCTGGCTCTGGTCGATTTTGGTTGAGTCAACCAGACCGTAAACCTGATGATGCTGAATAACCGCTTCGACTTCTTCGGTCGAGCCATCCAGAACCAGCATCTGTGAGCCGTGCTCAATGGGGATCTGGCGAAGGCGCCCGGTTTCCAGCTGGCGGAAAGTGAAGATGTGGCGCTGCTTGGTAGTGTTGGCGATGTACAGTTTCATTGTTTACCCTTCGTAAAAAAGCCCCTGCACAGCGAACCATGCAGAGGCTTAAGCACTTCTCAATTTCGAGTTTTAGTCGCTGTATTTCATCGACAGGATGGTGATAGCTTCCGGACGGACTGCCCAGCCAGCCGTAGAGCGCATTTCTGACAGCACGTCGATAGCGCCCCCGGGGATTGGCGTCGGGATTTCCATCGGTGCCGCCATGTCGGTGAACATCAGGGCGTTCGCCGCCATAGACGGGCTCAGTTTGGCGAATTCGTTGGTGTTCACGGTGGAGTTGGCCATCGGCACTTCCACTTCCGGGACGGTGATAACCACCGCGTCAGTACCGCCGGCACCGGCGCCGATCAGCGTGTCGTCGTACACCCAGTCAACCTGAACATTCGCGCCACGGAGAACCTCTTTCACGGTGCCGCCGACGGTATCAGTACCGCCGCCAGGACGCTGATAAGATGTCAGCTGAACGATCTGCTGAATCTCCATCGCGCCCAGCACTCGCTGCGGACCGAGGATAACAACACGCTGCTGGCGACCCAGTTGCATGGTGCGGGTCAGCGCGGCCTGTACATGGCCCAGCAGATAGACAGCCATCTGTCCATGGTCGTAGGTCAGCACAGTGGTGTTGCTGTTGCTGTCCGGCGGCAGGGTTTCGGTGGTCGCGCCTGCGGTGTTCAGCAGACCTTCGCCGCCTGCCGGGTTCATGCCGTACAGCAGTGCAGAACGCAACTGCTGGAAGATGCCCTGACGCATGCCGAGACGCTGAGCTTCTGGCAGAGCCACGTTCCAGTTACCGGCCGCCGCGGTGTCGTGGTGATCGTAGATACCACGGCAGCGGAACAGGTAGGTTGGAGTGGAGATCATGCGCGCCTCGAGCGCCACGCTCGGCAGCTGGTTGGCGTTGCCGGACTGGCTGGAGGTTACCTGGGTACGAATATCCAGGCGGCGCATATAAACGTACTGGTCGCCTACGCCAAGGCGGACCTGCGGGTTACCGCTGGCGATGGTTTCGAACGCACCGGACGCCTGCTGGTAACCAATGATCAACTCCGGCGCAATATACGACGGGTTGACGATGGTGTAGCTGGGGGTAATTGCAGCCATTTAAAGCTCCCGATTAAAGTAAGACCAGCGCGCAGCTGTCGGTGTTGTTCCAGGTAAGGAAGCCCGTAGCGCTGTCATAGCTGACAGTTTTAGAGTTCCCACTCTCGATGGAGATGACTTTCACTGGCAGGGTGATGTCTGCCTGAGCAACAGCGCCGATAGTGCCCTGCGTGGTCGCGGAGCCGCCCGGCGCGCTGGCAGGCGCATAGGTGAAGGTTGTCGCACTCGGCACGGTCAGCACAACGACGGTGCCGTTATAGGCCGCCGGCGCTACGCCGCTGATCTTCACGTACTGGCCAGCAGTCAGACCATGCGCGGAGGCGGTGGTGGCGGTGGCTACGCCGTTCGAGTAGGTCACGGCAGTGGTGGCAATGTCAGAACCGGCAAAAGCCGCCGCGGCTGCGGTGGTCACCTGGCTATTGACGAAGTCCCACGCCAGCGGCGTTTTCACCGATGCGCCAGCGGTTCCCAGCGCGACTACCTGCGCTGAAGCTTTCAGCGGAACGCGCATGTTGGAGCCAAGGCGATAGAATGAAACGCTCATGCCGGACGCATACAGCGGAACCGGTGATTGCGGAGTGGTAAGCCCGTTGTGGGCCTGGTTGAAGACGGTGAAGCCTTCGAGCTCAGCCAGTGATACAGCGCGACGAATAGTCGACCCGCGAGGACTGGAGTTCACGCCGGGCAGCAACTCGGCAACCGGCAGGCCACCCCACAGCGGTTTGGTTTCGGTGGCGGCGACAGTGCCGGACGCCAGGTTAAAGCGGTTTGCCGGATCATCCAGAGCAACGCCCTGAATGAAGCCATCAGACTGCACACCGAAGGAACCAGCGGCATTCGTGGTCGCCATCGGGTTAAGAGATAAATTAGCCATGCTTCAGAGCTCCCGTTAAGCCTGGTTGTTAAAACTGGTGACCTGACGCTTGCCAGACTGGAACGGCGCCCAGGTGACGGCGGGATCGCCTTCAAAGGTGCTGATCTGGCGACCGGTAGCATCGGCGCGCTTAATCTCGCGCAGCATACCGGGACCAACTGACAGGCTGGCCGCCTTCTGCGCATCAGCGTAGATATGCTTTTCGGCAGTGCTCAGCAGTTGAGAATCAGCGATGGCAGAGAGATCGACGGCTTTGTAGTCCGGAGAATGCTCCTGCAGTTGAATCATCAGACGGCGGCGATACGCCATCGGTTTTTCACCGGACAGCGGGATCGGGGCGCGTTTGCCAAAGCTGGAGAAGACGCTATCGGCTTTCACCTGCGCTTCTGCAACTTCGTTGCGCTCTTCGTCGCTCAGTTCGGTAGGAATGCGGGAGCGAAGTTCAGCAATTTCCTGGAGGATTTGAGAGTCGGCTTTTTCTTTTGCCATTTTCTCAGCCTCTTCGGCATCCGCCTTTTCTTTGGCTTCAGCATCAGCTTTTTCCTTCGCGGCTTTCTCTTCCGCGTCGGCTTTAGCTTTCGCCTCTTCCGCTTCTTTGTCTTCTGCGTCAGCCTTTTCTTTCTTGGCGGCCTCTTCGGCGTCAGCCTTGGCTTTCGCTTCCTTCTCTTCGTCGGCCTTAGCCAAACGCGCATCGATCGCCTTATTAATCAGCGCTACGATTTTTTCCTCGTCCATCTTTTCAGCCTCTTCAGGAATGGAATCAGATTTAACACCGGTAGGGGCAAGGAGCTTGTCCCACACGCCCTGTTCACAAATTGCAACGTGGTCGAGCAGCTCGGGGGATGGCTCCACCAGTAGAGGCTGACCGTCGACAATGATTGATTGAGCAACCTCTGAGAACTTCACAGTTGGCGAGGTGCTTAATTGCCTTGTTGCCATAATTTCAGCAGCTTCGGCGTCGTACACACGCGCAACGGCCCACACTTCGCCCTTATCGGCAACCCAGGCATTTGTCAGGGTGCCAATAACGCGCTTTGAGAACTCGTCGCTATCAAGTGTTCTTTTTTCGGGGTGAAGCCAGATAAGCGGTACGCCAGCTACCCGCTGGAGAAATTCAGGGGTGAGATAGTCGTCCGGGTTACGGAACGTCATCTCCTGATCTGCAGATCGCCAGGTAACCCCTGTTCCGGTCACCCGGATGGCGAACATCCACATGTTGTAAAAATATTGCGGGCTGCTGAGCGTTCCGTCAGCGATGAGCGCGGCCACGTCGGTTTCGTTGAGCGCCTGCTGCGCCAGCATTTCAGCGAATGGCTGATGAAGCGGCTTTGGCAGATCGTCAATATGGAACCATCCGGCGGCCAGCGATTCGTCGTTTATCTTCGCTTCGAATTGCTCCGGCACGTCGGCGCGGTAGGTCAGGTAGTCACCATGTACGCTGTGCGGCGTCAGCGGGCCATCGTACTGATAGCCTGTTTCCTCCAGCACCTCGCGCCGTGCGGCGTCTATGGCTAACTCTCCCGGCTCTATCGTCCCGCCCGGCTGGCACCATGTGCCATCATCCGAGCGCTGGATCAGGAAGACGAACTTCCCCTGACGGAACATTATCCCGCTGCCAAAAATAGCCACGTTTTAATGCTCCTATGCTGCTTTCATGGACTCCAGGAACTTGCGGCCCTTCTGGGTCAGCATGTCCTCGGGAATGCTGCGGAGGTTGTACAGATAGGTGACGTAGCACCGACAGAAAACCTCTTCGCCAGGCTGCGTAATTTCGTCTAGATAGCCGGCAGGGCCAGCTTTGACATAGCCATTTTTCTGCGCCCAGTTCCCGCGGATGAGATAGACCAGCTTGTCACGTTCCTTGTGATCTTCCCGGTAGTCGTACCCTGGCTGGCGCCAGTGGCTATGCCACTCGGCAGCAATCGCGTTGTTGCCCTTCGCGATGATGTTGTCGATATTGGCGATCAGCTTATGGCCCTGGTCAATCATCACGCGGCGCGCTTCATAGTCCACCTTCTCGGCGGCCTTCTGAATGTGCGCCGCCGTCTCCCGCATCGTTCCCTGAATGCCGGTCAGCGCAATGCTGTCTGCTGAGGGAATGCTGCTGGCCCATCCGCTAAACCGCGACAGAGTAGTGTCGATGGCTTTCTTGCGATTCAGCTTTATCAGGTCAGCGCTGGCCAGGATGCGGCGATCCAGCTCGCTGCGTAACTTCGGCTCCATGTAGTTCAGCGTGAAGCGTGAAATCCCCTTGTGGCGCTCCAGCGCTCCAGCCTTGCTCACCTGCAGGTCATAGGTCTTACGCAACCGATCCGACACCATGCTCATGTAGTCGTCATCGGTTTCGCTTTCGGCCGCCTGCCGGATAATGGCCTGCCATTGCTCCAGCTCCTGCCTCGAGGTGTAGCCATTGCGCAGAAAGAACTTCACCGCCTCGCGTACGGTGCGCGTGAAAGTCTTCATAGCATCATCCCGCCGCCGGGCTCTTCATCCCGTGGCTGTTCAGGCCGGTTAGCCTTTAACGAGTCGATATCGAGATCAAGTCGCTGCGGGAACAGGCTTTCGTTAGCGTTCGCGTTGGTCTGCGCCCACTCGATAAGAAGCGCGCGGTTCTCATCATCCGTGTTGACCTGTGGAAGCAGCACTTCCAGCATGCTGACGATCGCCTTAAACCGGATTTCGTCGACCTTCACTTTTTCGCTTTCCGGCTCTTTCAGGGATGACGGCCAGCGATATTCGAAGTTGTTAATCCATGAGGAGAAGTACAGGCTGTAGGTGTTTTTCAGCTCCGGAAAGTCAGCACGCAGAGAATTGAAAAACTCAATGCTCCAGGCGCGATACTGGCAAATACGGATGAAATAGTCATACAGCGGCTCAAGCCACTCGCGGATGTTGTCGATGTAGACTGCAACAGATCGAGCGTCTTCCGTCCCCTCGCCGAAGCCCTGGGCGAATGTTTCCGAGTTCAGAATGATAGCCGGCATGTCAGCTGCCGCAGCGATATTCTCCAGAATGTGATTCCGGGAGGAGTCGAGCGGCTTTTCCAGGTTGCTCAGGTCGATGGATTCGATGCTGTCATTTGCGCCGATCTGCAGGACTTCGCCTGTCTTCCCTCGCTTCAGCATCATTCGTTTGATGCCGCTGAGCTTTTGCATCATGTTGTTGACGACTGAGCTAGGTCCCTGAATCTTCGTTACCAGCAAGCCACCCTTCACGGAAACCATGTCATCGGTGCGCATGGTCTGGATGAAGGATTTCAGCGGGAACAGAGCGCGCTGGTAAACGCTGCGACCGGTAAAGCCAAAGGCAGCAGAGTTATAGGCCAGATAAATCGGGTCCTCGTTCTGTTGCACAACACAGCGGGATTTGTGATACGGCTTGCCCGCCACTCTGATCCCGTCGACCTTCTGAAAGTCCTGCGCGTTCGGATCCTGGTTCAGGACGATGCTTCCGGCAGTGTTCAGCGGGTCGAGAATGTTGAATGTCACGTTGTGCTTATACAGCGTGCGGTAGTCCACCGCAGAGGACGGCTCCTGGTTATCAACCAGCATTGCGATCGCCGAAACACCGTAAATGCGAGAGATGCGCGCCGCATTAGCGATGTGCTTATCGGCGCCCAGTTCTTTCCACTCCCGCTCAAATGCATCGCGGAGACGCTGCTCAATGCCATACGCCTGCGAAATGTGAACCGTGCGCGACTCGTTCATCGCCATCTTGATCGGGCGATCTACCATTTTCCCGCCCAACGGGTGGAAGAGGTAAATCGTTTTGCAGGTCTGATAGCCAGCCGACATACCCGGCTGAATGTCATCGCTGTCCAGGAGCGTGATCAGCTCCGGCGAGCAACTGCCGATTGCGATATCATCTTCGTTCATTGGTTTTCTCGCTAGAGTGCGTCGCCGCTACCGAACGCGATGATCAGCCCGTAGGTGTAATCATCCAGCAAATCGTCGGCGCGCTTGTGCGCGTTCTTATCGGCAAGGTGGAATCGTGATACCTGCTTATGCAGATGGTTTGCTGTTTCACCCTTGAAGACTGCCGTCTTCTCGTAGGCGTATCGGGATATTTTCGCCAGCCCGCGGTAGTGATACCCAGAGGCCATAATGGCGCGCTCGTCCTTCCCTTTGCTGGTCAGGGCGGATTCAATTTTGTTGACCGGCCATCCCAGGCTCTCGCCTTTCTGCAGAAGGATGCTGCCCATACTGGCGTCTTCAATGAAAACGCCGAGGCTGCCATTTACAGCGACGCACTGGCCGGATAGCTCATTCAGCCGGGTGAAAACGGACGGAATCCACTCTTCCAGCAGCGCGCCGTCGATCTGCACCACATCCCAGTCAAGAATGGTCAGGCGCTGAATTCCGGGCCGGGTGTCTACGGCGTAGTAAACCACCGCCGTGCCGTCGTGATCAGTACCGCCCTTAACGGCGGTATCCATGACAGCGAAAACGGCCTGGCACATCTCAGGGTAATCGACAGGCTGATCCTGGTTTTCACCCTCGAACCATTTGCGGACGTCGAACAGCGACGCAGCGGACCAGTCGACGAACTCGGCCAGGAACTCCTGCCGGAAAACGCGAGGATCGTTGTTCTGTCGCTCTTTCTCCAGCTCCTCGGGAGGAACGAAGGGGTTTGATGACGTCGGCGCGTGATGCTCATGGAAGCCGAGGTCTTTGTTATGGCAGATGGCATAGAAGAAGTTTTCTTCATCCACACCGTCAGGCGTTGAGAATACGTAGGCCCGGCCTTTTGTCGTCAGTAGCGTCGGCTTAATCGACTTCGGCCAGATTTCCTTCAGCATTTCAGGCGACTTGGTAAAAGCCGCCTCATCGATCAGGATAATTTCGTACTCACGACCACGACCGGCCAGTTTGTTGTCGTTGGTGACCCAGAAGTCAATCTTCCCGCCGTTCTTCAGCAGCAGGCGCTTTTCCTGCCGGCTAAAACTCTTTTTCAGCGGCAACAGGATTTCTTCCAGCTTGTCGTAGATCTCCTGGTACTGGCGATACTCGGCAGTGAAGATACCGACCCGGCCGCCCAGCTCGATGTCCATGCCCGGGCGCCGAAACTGCGACGTTGCGTAGGTCACCGCGGCGCTCGACAGCATGAAGGTTTTCCCCCAGCGTCGACCACAGCGAACCGCATTCAACTGGTGATCCCAGGAATCAGACCAGACCGTTAACTGCCCGTTGTGTAGCGTGGGTAGGTAAATGTCGGCCATGATTTATCTTCCCGGTATTGGCAGCGAGTTATGCACGACGATCGCGTTATCCTTGTCGCCGTCTTTCAGTACATCAATTTCGAGCTCAACCTTTTCGGTCGCGGCTTCGCGGTAAGCGGCATCAACGCGCTGCTTGATAATCGCCGCCTTGGTGTACTCCAGCGACTCAATGCGCGCAGTGTTGCGATGCATGGCTTTCTGCGCCTGAGAGATGAGGTCGTGCAGATCTTTGGCCTGCTCGCTGGCGGCTGTCTCCAGCTCTGTCTGCCAGCGCCCGATATTCTCTGCCGCTGTCAGGCTCGCCGCTCGCAGCCAGAAAAGCTCATCGTCGAGCGTGAGCATCTGGGCATCTTCGGTGATGGCGTCAGAGAGCAGCATCCGGCGGCCATAGCCACCATGCTTTAATGCGTTCTGGTTGCCAGGCTGGAAGGCGTTCGTCGGCGGAGCAGTGCGCGATCCGCGTATCGGTTTCGTTTCTGGAGATTTTGAGCGGGCGCCTGTGTCGGGCTGGTTTTTTTTCACCTTCCCGTTTTTATTGGCCCCGCCTTTCTCCTTCTGCGAATTCGCAGATTTGTTCGCACTTTTTTTTTGCGAATTCGCACCGTAAGTCGTTACTTTGATATAGCGTTTCGCAGATGAATAATTCAGTCCCTGCGCTGCGCACCAGTCTTTCGGGGATATTCCTGTTTTGGCATGCTCGGCGAGGAACTGGTGTTGCAGTGCTCCCCAGTCCGGTTTTGCCATAGTCCTTACCTCGTTGTGACATTATCGAGCCACCTCTGGAAGTGGCTCTGTAATGCCCGATCAGTCCTTAATGAACTCTTCCGTGTGAATGCCGATTTCACCAGTAAGCAGCTGAGCACTGGTTGCGTCGATGTTCACTGATGTATGAGGGTTGGCGTTTTCGTTAAGCCATTTGATTACGGGCTTCACCACGTCTTCGAAGGAGGAGCTGCGAGCCTTATTAACGTCGGCAACGTGGCAGTCACCAAGGCACGGACCGCGACCAAGGAAGCAGTTAATACAGGCATGGTCATGGATTTTTTCTGGCGCCTTTGCTGCGCCCGCGCCACCAATGACGGCTCGGCATTTGGAAATCTGAGGCTCAAGGTGGATGGTAATGTCTACCCCCTCACTTTTGTCGCCATCATCTTCACACACCGGGAAGCAACGCACACTGTCAACGAGGCGGTCACGAAAGATACGGGTTTCCAGCGAATCGGGTGCTGTAAATAACTCAATATTTACTCCGGAACCGAGGTTAATTTTCGGTTTATCTTTCGAGTACCCCTCAAACAACAGGCTTTCGACCAGAGTGCGGGCATTGATAATGCCGGAAAGATTGCTGGAGGGCTGAGACAACTGCAGAAGCTGAACTTTCCAATACTTGATAACTTTCATGCTGTTTTCCTTTAGGTGTGAGCCTGTCGTACAGGAACGCCGCCCGAGAGAGGTCGCCACCTTTAACGGCGTTCCTCAGGCTCACGACTGAAAGACTCTCGATGGTTTGCGTGTACGATACGCATTAAAAAGCCCCGCTAGTGCGAGGCTGTTATTTCAGGCATTGCGTGGTGATGTATTCCTGCAGGTAGTTAACCTGCGCGGTTATCTTGTCGATTCCACTTCGGAGACGGTAATAATTGAGTTCAGCATCTGCTGTAAGTCCTGGGCTTTTTCCATCGCCCATGCCGCTGGCTCCGGTCGTTGACTTTGCACAGGTGGCGGCGACTTGCAGGCGCTTACGCCCAGCAGAAACATCAGCACGGAGACTTTCGATAGTCGCGTTAGCATCAGCAAGCTCCTTTGTGTATCTTGCGTCGAGTTCTGCTACATCACGTTGACGCTTCCGCATGTCAGCGATGGTGGCGTTCGCCTTCTCCAGTTCACTGGCCTTGTTATCGCGCTGCTCTTTGTAGGCGATTGCGTTATCACGGTAATGATTAACAGCCCATGACAGGCAAACGATGATGCAGATAACCAGAGCTGAGATAATCGCGGTTACTCTGCTCATACCTCAATCTCTCTGACCGTTCCGCCAGCTTCTTTGAATTTTGCAATCAGGCTGTCAGCCTTATGCTCGAACTGACCATAACCAGCCCCCGGCAGTGAAGCCCAGATATTGCTGCAACGGTCGATAGCCTGACGAATATCACCGCGATCAATCATCGGTAAAGCGCCACGCTCTTTAATCTGTTGCAGTGCCACAGCGTCCTGGCTTTTCGGAGAGAAGTCTTTCAGGCCAAGCTGCTTACGATAGGCATCCCACCAACGGGAAAGAAGCTGGTAGCGTCCGGCGGCTGTTGATTTGAGTTTGGGGTTTAGCGTGACAAGTTTGCGAGGGTGATCGGAGTAATCAGTGAATAGCTCTCCGCCAACAATGACGTCATAACCATGATTTCTGGTTTTCTGCCGTCCGTTATCAGTTCCCTCCGACCACGCCAGCATATCGAGGAACGCCTTACGTTGATTATTGATTTCCACCATCTTCTACTCCGGCTTTTTTAGCAGCGAAGCGTTTGATAAGCGAACCAATCGAGTCAGTACCGATGTAGCCGATGAACACGCTCGTTATATAAGCGAGGTTGCTACTTAGTCCGGCGAAGTCGAGAAGGTCACGAATGAACCAGGCGATAATGGCGCACATCGTTGCGTCGATTACTGTTTTTGTAAACGCACCGCCATTATATCTGCCGCGAAGGTACGCCATTGCAAACGCAAGGATTGCCCCGATGCCTTGTTCCTTTGCCGCGAGAATGGCGGCTAACAGGTCATGTTTTTCTGGCATCTTCATGTCTTAGCCCCAATAAGGGGATTTGCTCTATTTAATTAGGAATAAGGGCAAAACGGCAGGAGGTTGTTAGCGCAACCTCTTGCCACCCGCTTTCACGAAGCCAGCCATTGCGCTGGTTTTCTTTTATGCAAAGCACACCGCACCGTAGCCACAGCGGATAAGGTGATTATTTTTGTCTGTCTGGTATTTGGTTTGATGTGCTTTCAGAAAGGTCGTGATTAAAACGCAAAAAGCCCCGAGCTATTAACTCAGGGCTTTATTTAACGAGTGCATTTATCCATCGTTGAGTCAAATTTACCCAACTTTATTCAAAAAGTCAATATCATGCCGTTAATATGTTGCCATCCGTGGAAATCATGCTGCTAACGTGTGACCGCATTCAAAATGTTGTCTGCGATTGACTCTTCTTTGTGGCATTGCACCACCAAAGCGTCATACAGCGGCTTAACAGTGCGTGACCAGGTGGGTTGAGTAAGGTTTGGGATTAGCATCGTTACAGCGCGATATGCGGCGCTTGCTGGCATTCTTGAATAGCCGACACCTTTGCATCTTCCGCACTCTTTCTCAACAACTCTCCCCCACTGCTCCGTTTTGGCTATATCAACCGCACGGCCTGTACCGTGGCAATCTCTGCATCTTGCCCCAGGCGTCGCGGCACTACGGCAATAATCCGCATAAGCGAATGTTGCGAGCACTTGCAGTACCTTTGCCTTAGTATTTCCTTCAAGCTTTGCCACACCACGGTATTTCCCCGATACCTTGTGTGCAAATTGCATCAGATAGTTGATAGCCTTTTGTTTGTCGTTCTGGCTGAGTTCATGCTTACCGCAGAATGCAGCCATTCCGAATCCGGCTTGTGATTGCGCCATCCCCATAGCAGCCATCACATCAGTACCGGAAAGAGAGTCGGAAGCCGTAGCCCGTGGTGAGTCGCTCATCATCGGGCTTTTTGGCGAATGAAATTTAGCTACGCTTTCGAGTCTCATGCGCCTTCTCCCTGTACCTGAATCAATGTGAGATTTCCGCAGAACACTGCCCCAGTATCGATATACATCTGGTTGGCAAATTTGAGTGGTTTCACTGCTGGCGTATGACCAAAGATGAACGTGTCCGCGCCTTTGATTTCTTTCACGACCCCGTCTTGTGAGTTGCTGATTCGTTCGCGGTTCCAGATTACCTGCTGATAATCAACTGGCTTTCCAAATTCGTATTCGTCACAAGGATAATCGGCGTGGCAGATGACATATTTTTTACCTTTACTCACCAGTTCAATGATTAACGGAAGTTCATCTGCTTTATGGGCAAGAGCTTTAGCCAGAATTTCTTTGTCGTAATCGAGATTAAAGAACCAGCCACCGCCATTAAACAGCCAGTGATTGACGTTTCCACGCTCTGATAAGCCATCAATCATCATTTGCTCATGGTTTCCACGTACAGCTCTGAACAAGGGGAATGTGATTAATTCCAGGCATTCGACGTTCTCTGTACCGCGATCAACCAAATCGCCAACCGAGATAAGCAGGTCTTTTTTGGTGTCGAATCCTATCGTCTCCAGTTTTTTCATCAGGTTCGTGTAGCATCCGTGCAGATCGCCAACTACCCAAATATTTCGGTATTTGCTGCCATCAATTTTTTCGTAATAGCGCATCTCTTTCACTCCATCCGCGATGAACCATGAGAACGTCGTTGACGATGGCGTGCATTTTCCCGTCTTTATCATCAACGTATTTTCTGACCGTACAGCGACTACATTTCAGTCTGCGTGCTACTTCTGTCTGGTTTCCGTATGCTTCAACGAGCATGTCTGGAATGGTTTTTACTGAGAACGTCATGCGGCCTCACTTCTGCTATTTCGCAGGTCTTTGAGTTTCTGTTGGTACTCTGCCTTGATCGCCTTGCACTCTTCGACAGTCCAGCGATGGCGGCTATGGTTTGATTCGATTTCGTCTACTGCTTCCTGCCCGATGCGGTTAATCAGTTCGACGCGATACGGAACGAGATTTCCGCTTTTGTGCTGGTTGCACACCACGCATTGCTTGTGAATATTGCGTTCATCAAATCGGAGTTGAGGTGCCGCAGCAGTTGTCCGGTAATGCCCGGCATCCCACTGAGCAGACGTGAGCGTTCCGCACGAGATACATGGTAAGTCGCGGTCTCTTTCTCTGATGAAGGCGTTTACGGCTTGTTGGGCTTGTTTAATCCAGTAACTGCGGGGTTTTAAGGCGAGTTTTCGAATCTTAAGTTTATCTTTCTGTTTCTGCTCCTCTCGTCGTCGTTTCTTCTCTGCTGCTTTTTCCGCTTTTTTTCGCTGTTTACTTTGTAGTTTGAGTGCTAACTGAGTTCCGTGTTCCGGGCAGCACCACCACTGATTTGAGAATGCCGGGTGAAACCATTCCTTGCATATTTTGCATTTCCTTCGCGCTGGTTTAGCCATCGTCTTCTTCCTCGTGCATCGAGCTATTCGGATCGCTCATCAGTTCTGCGCAGCAATCTGAGCACACGTGAACTTCCAGCACATGCAGCTTCTGACCGCAGTTAGCGCACGTTAAAGCCCGCTCGACGCTTTCTTGTTCGTAACTTCGATTTTGGTCAATCACCTTGTTTTCCTCGCACGATGTCTTAGCCACCGGATATCCCACAGGTGAGCCGTGTAGTTGAAGGTTTTTACGTCAGATTCTTTTGGGATTGGCTTGCGTTTATTTCTGGAGCGTTTCGTTGGAAGGTATTTGCAGTTTTCGCAGATGATGTCGGTGATGCTTCGTCGCTGTCGCCTCATGCCGCCCTCCTGACGCCCTGCCCGATCGCCATCAATGCCGCTTTGGATACGGTAGTAAACATCCGTCGAGGACTGATGAACGGTCGCCAAATCAGCAGCATGGAGCCTTTGCTGTTTCCCTTCTTCTCCAGCCCTGTCGATGGTTCGATAAAATTAATCCGTCCATCAGTGATAATGCGAACTTCGTCGACACTCTCCAGAGCCTTGCTGAACCATCCGACTGACATATCCTCTGGCACAAGCATCACTATCGTCTGTCGCTGTTGTATGCACTGCTCAGCGGCTTTTTCCACCCACGGCCTGATATTGCTGTACGGTGGGTTATTCCAGATTGCACCGTGACTTACCCACTCAGAATTGAGCGCGTCGTCGGCCTCAGTTAGCCAGTGAGCGCACAGAGCATTTTTGTCGCTAGCAGCTGAATCCAGCCAGAATCCAAACTCAATATCCAGTGCATCAAAAAGCCAAAGCGGCGTTTGCCAGCAGTCCTTGTCGTGTGCCGGCGTATTTGATTTGATAGTCATGCAGCCCGATCTCCCCATCGCGCTTTCCACTCCAGAGCCAGTCGCGCTTCGTCTGACCACTTAACGCCATGCTCTGTACCAAATGCCTGTATAAGCTCTAATAGCTCCGCAAATTCGCTTACACGCATCCTGCTGGTTGACTGGCCTATTACCACAAAGCCATTCCCGGCAAGGTTAGGAACAACATCCTGCTGCTTTAATGCTGCGGTAAACACACACTTCCAGCTTTCTGCATCCAGCCAGCGACCATGCCATTCAACCTGACGAGAGACGTCACCAAGGCAAGCCCAAAGCTTTCGATTCTGGTCTAAGCTGCGGTTGCGTTCCTGAATGGTTACTACGATTGGTTTGGTTGGGTCTGGAAGAATTTGCTGTACCGCGTGAATAGCGTTTTGCTGATGTGCTGGAGATCGAATTTCAAAGGTTAGTTTTTTCATGACTTCCCTCTCTAACAGATTTCAGGTTATTCCACTCCGTTACCGCACTGCGATAATTCGCGGCCGCCACAACAGCGTGGTTAGCGCAGTAGATTTGGCACCCGTTCTCCATGTCGAATATTGTCGGTGATTTTCCGCACTTACATTTTTTGGCACGCGGTGCGTCTGAACACATTCCGTTAACGGTGTCCATCAGGATCCCCCTCGTTCTTAATCCAATAAAAAAGGGCTACTGTGTAAATAGCCCCTGTTATTAGCTCAGTGATGTAGATGGTCATCAGAATCCTCCTTTCTTCTTGGATTGCGGTTCCTCGCGTTCACGGCGGCGCATTTCAGCAGACTGTTGGTCTGTGTCATAAATAGCGCCATTTGCCTGAATGCAATACACCGTGCCGGTATTGCCATGACGATTGAGACGAAGGATTAGTTCGGTTTCACCAGGTGGAACACTGTCATCAAAAGCGCCTTCACGATGGATCCCAACCCAATAATCGCAATCCTGTTCAATCTGCCCTGTATCTCGTGAGTCACTTGGTAATGGGCGTTTATTGGTTCGGCTTTCCAGTGCGCGGTTAAGCTGTGTCAGAAGCACAACAACGCAATCAAGCTCTTTGGCAAGGTTCTTCAGTCCTTTGGTGATCATGCCGTAAGCAAGGTCGTTGCGATCGGCCTTCTCAGCAGTCATTAGTGTCAGGTAATCGACCAGAATCATGCCAACACATCCTTTTTCTCGCTTGATTCGACGGCTTTCGCTGACGATTTGAGCCAGAGATAATCCCGGCGTGTCGTCGATGTAAAGCATGTCGATTTCACTCAAGCGATTGGCTGTTTCGATCGCCCTGTTGAAGTCACCATCGTAATCACCCTGATAGCCGTCATCGGCGTCATTTGTCGCCGGAAGGTAAAAAATATTCGGGTTAACACCAGACTTCTGCCCTACCAGTTTTTCCAGTATCTGATCACCTGGCATTTCAAGGCTGAACATCAGAGCGGGCTTTTTCTCATGCACTGCGCAATTGATTGCCATCTGGCTGTATAGCGTCGTTTTCCCCATCTTAGGGCGAGCGCCAATGACAAACAGAGAGCCTTTCACCAGACCTTTCGGTGACAGCATCCTGTCCAGCGATGGGATCCCTGTGCTCATTCCTCGTTGTTCGCCTGATGGATCAAATCGCTTCTCAAGGTCGCTAACCCAGTCTTCCATGACCTCACCAAATGAGCGAAGGCCGCGACGCGATCCGGTTTTTGCATGGTCTGTCAGTTGCGTGAAAATCGCCTGAATAGTTTCGTACTTCTGCGTTGCAGTCATTCCATTGCGGGAATAGAGCAATTCCGTCGCTTCAGTCATGCGGTTGATGGCGTAGCGTTCCATTGCGGTTTCGCGAACCTGCATTGCATAAGCAACGATGTTTGCTGCGCTTGGCGTGTTCTTTGCGATCTCAGCGATATAAGCAAAACCGCCAACAGACGCCGTTAACGATTTACGCTCCAGTTCATCGAAAAGCGTCAGGCCATCTACTGGCTTTTGCTCCCGGTGCATTCTGGTTATTTCTTCGAAAAGGATTTTGTGTGGTCGGCTGTAAAATGAATCAGGCTTCAGCATCGCCAGAACTTTCTGGACGCGCTCACTGCTGTCATCATCCAGAAGCAATCCACCAATCACCGCCTGCTCTGCCTCGATGCTATGGGGCGGCGCATAAAAATTATCGGTCATCGTGTTCACCCTCACGAACTTTCAGGTAGGTATTATCGTTAAGCAGGAAATCAAATCCCTTTTTGTGCCAGACGGTTCCTCGCTGATGGTTTGGGCGCTCTTCGAACATCCATCGGCAATTTTCGCCTACGTAGCTCAAATAATTTCTCCAGTCCTGCATCGTGAACCCATGCCCGTCAAGCTGGCGGGTTATCACTCCGGCTTTGCGCCAGAACGTTCGGATCTGGTTTTTACGCTTGTCATTCAGTGCGCGGATTCTTGGCGCTTCAGGAAGGATTTCGTGGTAAGCATCGACAACATCCTGACAGCTAACGGAAGGTTTTTTCTTGTCAGACTTTTTGTCTGCTGTGGCACTCTCTAATACGTCAGTATTAGAGATAATATTATTATATTCTTTATCTGTGGTAATTTGCTGGTAATCTGCTGGTACAGTATTGCTTGCAGGCATTGGTATTGCTGGCTTTGAGGTGGTAATTTGCTGGTAATCTGCTGGTACAAAATTTGACTGATAATCGTCATATTTCTCTACCGAGAAAACTGAGAATTTACCGTGTGAAACCCAGTCAATCATGCCGAGTTTTTTGAACTTTCTAAGCAGGTACTGAACGCGATCTGGTTTGAGTCCTGTTTCAAACGCCAGAGAGTTTCTACCGCCAAGTAGCTTCCCTCTGCCTACCAGAATTTCTCCTGCGTCAGTCATTGCATACTCAGGCGTATGCTTTGCTTTGAGGATTAAGTGAACCCACAGATGCGCAGCTTCTGCGTCCTTGTAAAACGGCACATCCATAATTTTACGGTGCAGCAAGGCATACCCCTTACCGCTGCTTTGATGCGGTTGTTGTAGCCTTCTGGCCTCTCTGGCTTCGGCTAGATTAGATATGTTACTCATGACCTTTCTCCTTCTGCATCAGCTTCACTTTTTCCAACTCAGCCCGAAATCGACCAGGCTGCTTGAAGCTGGACAGGAAGCGATCACGTAGTATGTGTTTGTGAATTTTGTCCTGGTAAGGACTGAGTTGTTTTGTCATAATTACTCCTGTGGATTGATCCAGTAATTCCCTCAGAATTCCATCTGGATTTGTTCAGAACGCTCGGTTGCCGCCGGGCGTTTTTTCTTTGTGATTCCATCCAATGCATACTTAAAAGCCCTGCTAATCGGACTGATGTCTGATGCCATTCCGAAAGCACACAAGACCGAAGCAATAAATCTCCAGTCCGTTCTGCTTATCTTCGATTCATGACAGCCAATCATCTTTGCCAGACCGCGCTGGGTAAGCGTTGACAGGTTGATGAGTAAATCTGTTTCTGCGCGATCAACGTCACGCTGGGATAGTTTGCTGTAACTTGTTTGTTCCATTTCTTATGATTTCCAATAGTGAATAGCTAGTTGAAAGGTATGCGTGGAAACGCATATGGCCTTAGTTGGTCAGATATATTGGGACTCGCTTTGTCAGCGACGTAGGACGAATGTCCATTGTGAAAATAGCGGTGTTACTTATGCAGTTGTTTTTTTGTTACTTGGAAAGGGCTTTACCTCTTCCGCATAAACGCTTCCATCAGCGTTTATAGTTAAAAAAATATTTCGGCCTGCATGAATGGCCTTGTTGATCGCGCTTTGATATACACCGAGATCTTTAGCTGTCTTGGTTTGCCCAAAGCGCATTGCATAATCTTTCAGGGTTATGCGTTGTTCCATACAACCTCCTTAGTACATGCAACCATTATCACCGCTAGAGGTAAAATAGTCAACACGCACGGTGTTAGATATTTATCCCTTGCGGTGATAGATTTAACGTATGAGCGCAAAAAAGAAACCATTAACACAAGAGCAGCTTGAGGACGCACGTCGCCTTAAAGCTATTTATGAAAAAAAGAAAAATGAACTTGGCTTATCCCAGGAATCTGTCGCAGACAAGATGGGGATGGGACAGTCAGGCGTTGGTGCTTTATTTAATGGCATCAATGCATTAAATGCTTATAACGCCGCATTGCTTGCAAAAATTCTCAACGTTAGCGTTGAAGAATTTAGCCCTTCAATCGCCAGAGAAATCTACGAGATGTATGAAGCGGTTAGTATGCAGCCGTCACTTAGAAGTGAGTATGAGTACCCTGTTTTTTCTCATGTTCAGGCCGGGATGTTCTCGCCTGAGCTTAGAACCTTTACCAAAGGTAATGCGGAGAGATGGGTAAGCACAACCAAAAAAGCCAGTGATTCTGCATTCTGGCTTGAGGTTGAAGGTAATTCCATGACCGCGCCAACAGGATCCAAACCTAGTTTTCCTGACGGGATGTTAATTCTGGTTGACCCTGAGCAGGCTGTTGAGCCAGGTGATTTCTGCATAGCCAGACTTGGGGGTGATGAGTTTACCTTCAAGAAACTGATCAGGGATAGCGGTCAGGTGTTTTTACAACCACTAAACCCACAGTACCCAATGATCCCATGCAATGAGAGTTGTTCCGTTGTGGGGAAAGTTATCGCCAGCCAGTGGCCTGAAGAGACGTTTGGTTAAGGCCAGCAACGAATCACAACAAACACATGGGGCGGCGGATTAAGGGTGATGGAGAATCGAAATAAGTTGAGGTCAACATGAACACGTTCAGCATAATCGCGATACCTTTTTTTGCCCTTTCAGTGGTTCTGTTGACTCTTGGCGCTACCAGGAAGAACCAAGCCAGCTTCATCGTTGGCGGCGTGTTTATGGCGTCATGCGTGGTTAATGCCATTATCGGCATGTCTCTTTGAGCGCTATGAGATCAGGCATCCTCGTTACTTTGTCATGTGTGACAGCCTGGTATGCACTCTGCGAGCTTTGATGTGGTTTACCACTTTAATAGTCACCGTATCACTAAACTGATTAGCTTTACTCATACTCTTGTGGATTCGCTATTTCTGATGTCAATGCAAAAAAATACTAAGGAAACAAAAAGGATACTTATGTCAGATAACACTATTAAAATCATACCTCAGCACATGACCGCCACATCAGTTCTTATTACGCCTGATCGTGCTGAAACAATCATTACTTTTTACCGCCATGAATTTGAGCATCACATGCAGTCTGATGAGCAAGGAAAGAATAGCTTCCAAGTAAAAGTTGAGTTGACCCCTAACATGTCAGTCTCAATGAGCCCGGATCAAGCTGTTGCATTAGTAAAATCATTACAGGTAGCTCTCAGGGATAATGGGCTATGGAAAGACTGAAGCCAGTTTCTTCAGTTCAACCTACCTCAGGAACAACATCATCAGTTCTTCCAAGTATTATAGTTAGTGCAACCCTAGCAGCGACAACCGTTTCTCCTTATGGGGATCCATCTCAGTACCAAAGTATTGGTATTGATGCTAAGGTATCAAATAGAGTTTCATACGCCATGGACGAAACGGGTTTGCGCCCAAGTAAGGAAGATGTAGCGATGAAGAGTGATACCCTGGAGGTAAGCGTGAGCGGAATGTCCAGAGAAGAACTTGACGCAAAGCTTTCACAAAACAAATCAGAGGTAGAGTCTATTGCTGCGGAAATGCGTCGCGAATCAGCTGACTTTAAAACCTATTATACTCAGCAATTTTCTTCTATTGAGAGAGGTATTGCTGAAATTAAAGGTGAAATCGGCGGTTTGAAAACGGGACTTACAACGACTCAGTGGGCGATGGCCGTTGGCTTGACTTTAGTTACTGTGATTCTGTCTGGCGTGATGTTAGCCTCAAGTTGGATTATCTCCGGCAATGACAAGTCACCATCAGTAACCAGCCCGGCTCCAATTATAATACAGGTACCGACACAGCAACCATTAACGAGCGCTCCAACTAACCAATCGTCATCACAACAAGCTCCTAAGCAATAAATAAACCCGGCCACCGCGCCGGGTTTTCTTTGCCTCACGTTCGCCCCAAAACACATAACCAATTGTATTTATTTGAAAATTAATAGATACAACTCACTAAACATCGCAATTCAGATCTCTCGATCACCTCCCAAGCCACACACCCCTGCAAAAAAATAAATCTATATAAAAAACATACAGATAACCATCTGCGGTGATAAATTATCTCTGGCGGTGTTGACATAAATACCACTGGCGGTGATACTAAACACATCAGCAGGACGCACTACTCACCAGGGCGGTGAATATACAACGATTCGAATATGAATCTACGGCGCTGACAAAGCGCAATAACCAAAGTGAACTTTGGGGTGTGGTGAAGGGTTCATGGACAGGAATATGTCGCACGTAAAGCGGCGAGGCCTGCGGGACTATTGCCGAATTGAAGTAGGCCGAAACAGGTCGAAATGGGTCTCCCACCTACCACACCACCAAAGTTCATCAGGAGGTCTATATGACACGCAGAACTCAGTTCAAAGGCAATTCACGTTCTCGTCGTCGTGAGCGTTTAAAGGCAAAGGCATTAGCTAACGGCGTACTGGCCCGCGAAGAAGCAATAAGTTCAGAAGTATTACACCGCCCTACTCTAAGCAGAGCGCAGATTCAGGCTAAAGGTACTCACGAAACGCCTGAGCGCATAGAAGACGCTAAGCCAATTAAGTTCATGGCACAGGACGTGATCTGGCAACAGAAAGAATACAGACGCAATCTGGAGAGAGCGGCCATTGTGTACGCGAATGAGTTTGGGCATAGGCAACCAGAAACTGGTGTATGTCTTCCAAATGTAGCTCTTTACGCGGCAGGCTACCGGAAATCAAAACAACTGACGGCGAGGTGACTTGTGTTGGTCGCCAGAAAATGAAATTAGGCAGCAAACCACTTATTTGAGAGGAATTAATATGTCATCAATCCGCTTAACTACGAGAATGAAAGAGGAAATCGCTCGTAACGCTTTAATTAAGTCTGGGGTTTTCACTGAACTTAAAGAAGTAACAAAGTTAAAGAACCAGCTTGCACTTGACGCCAGAGTTATTGCGTTTGGCGGTAAAAAGAAAACTGAGGAAGTGGATCAGTTATCATCCAAGTTGGTAGCTATAAGTGAAGAACTTGAAAAGATGGGATGTTCATTTTACTCATACGATGTTAGTTCTACTTCAATTTATCTGACTGTATCTGGCAGAAGGGTTGGATGGCATTCATATGGGAAAGACGGCAACGGCGAAGATATATTGCTCCCTACTCCGACCAAAGATAAATGCATGTTTAGCGCAGAACACGAAATAACAAAAAGGTTTGATGAAATCTGCGCATTGCAACAAAAACTTGAAGCCAAGAAAAAGGATATCGAATCAAATGTATGGGCTGCTTTGAACTCAGTCACAACAGTTAAGCGACTTATTGAAGTTTGGCCTGAAAGCAAAGAATTGCTACCAGAAGAAGCAGATAAAGCAAGTACAGCACTTCCTGCTTTACGGGTAGAAGATTTGAATAAGATGATTGGACTTCCTTCCGAGGCCGCATAGTCGGCCTTTACTTTTGGCATAAACAACAGAATAAACACTGCACTGAATTATTTGAGGTGAGATATGACAAAATCATGGAGCGTACCTTTTCCTGAATCAGAAACTGAACATGATGGAATGCCTGTTTTCTGGAGATTCCAGGCGACAGTTGAAGAAGATGGAATCAAAATATTCGCACTTCAATATATAGCTTTTCATCAGACAGAGCATTATGCATGGTTGGTTCCTGCGCATTGGATTGTTAATTTTAAACCAGCACCAAATCAGTGGTTACAGGAATGGAAACAAAAGAAAAATAGATATGCAATTAAGAAAGTAGCAAAAAATGCAGAAAGATCTTTTGCATTCCCAACGAAGAAACTTGCCATTGAAAGTTTATTGCGCCGGAAGAAATACCATTTAATGAGAATCAAACAAGATTTGGCTGTTGTATCAACTCTTGTTGATGGGATGAAGAATATTGATGCATCAACACCAGATATTGAATATAACTTTGGACACAACCAAGAAACAGAAAATTGGGTATTTTATTAGTACAAATAAGCACTGTGTATTCATTCCAACGAGTGAATACACGGAGCAATGTCGCTCGTAACTAAACAGGAGCCGACTTGTTCTGATTATTGGAAATCTTCTTTGCCCTCCAGTGTGAGGGCTTTTTATATGCATACCAATAACGCTTCATTCGAGGCGTTTTCGTTATGCAATCAAATATAAGGAGCATCCTATGCAACAGTTCGCTATTGCAGGGGCGGCATCGGTTCGCCCTTTCAACCCGATTTTATCGGTACAGCATTCACGAAAAAATATTTTAACCGGAGCAGACTTTAAACAACCAAGAATGAAAAGTTTGCTCGAAAAGCTTTGGGATATTTTGAAACAACAAGGCCGTCCATGAGTTTTACCAATAACTGGTCAGACGAAGAATTCATTCGTCAGATGAAAGAATTAATCGGTAACGAAGGAGATATTCATGTCACTTGCAACCACAGTGAAGGAGAGCAAGTTACAGAGGCGCATGTACACGCAGAAAGCTCTCTGGTATCGACATAATGGCGACCGCGAAGGAATGCGGGTATGCCTTAACTTGTCCCGAGTCGAAGTATTAAATCAGCGTTATTTCCTTGGGCCGTGTCCATTCTGAGAACAATCATATGAGCAAAGAATTTTACGCAAGACTGGCAGCTATTCAGGAGAATCTGAACGCGCCAAAGAATCAGTACAACTCATTCGGTAAATATAAATACAGAAGCTGCGAAGATATTCTTGAAGGCGTTAAGCCGTTACTGAATGGTCTGTTTTTATCAATCAGCGATGAAGTTGTGTTGATTGGTGATCGGTATTACGTGAAAGCCACGGCAACTATTACCGATGGCGAAAACAGCCATACGGCAACCGCTCTTGCACGAGAGGAAGAAAGCAAGAAAGGAATGGATTCTGCACAAGTTACTGGAGCTACAAGCTCTTATGCACGCAAGTATTGCCTCAATGGTTTGTTCGGCATTGATGATGCGAAAGATGCAGATACAGACGAGCATAAACATCAGCAGAACGCAGCAGCAAAGCAATCAAAACCATCACCTACACCTGAACAGGGGCTTTGTTGAATAAATCGAACTTTTGCTGAGTTGAAGGATCAGATCACGCATCCTCCCGACAACACAGACCATTCCGTGGCAAAGCAAAAGTTCAGAATCACCAACTGGTCCACCTACAACAAAGCTCTCATCAACCGTGGCTCCCTCACTTTCTGGCTGGATGATGAGGCCATTCAGGCCTGGTATGAGTCGGCAACGCCTTCATCACGAGGAAGGCCCCAGCGCTATTCTGATCTCGCCATCACCACCGTTCTGGTGATTAAACGCGTATTCCGGCTGACCCTGCGGGCTGCGCAGGGTTTTATTGATTCCATTTTTGCCCTGATGAACGTTCCGTTGCGCTGCCCGGATTACACCAGTGTCAGTAAGCGGGCAAAGTCGGTTAATGTCAGTTTCAAAACGCCCACCCGGGGTGAAATCGCACACCTGGTAATTGATTCCACCGGGCTGAAGGTCTTCGGTGAAGGCGAGTGGAAAGTCAAAAAGCATGGCCAGGAACGCCGCCGTATCTGGCGTAAGCTGCATCTCGCCGTTGACAGTAAAACACATGAAATCATCTGCGCTGACCTGTCGCTGAACAACGTTACGGACTCAGAGGCCTTCCCCGGGTTAATCCGGCAAACCCACCGGAAAATCAGGTCAGCCGCCGCCGATGGCGCTTACGATACCCGGCTCTGTCACGATGAACTGCGACGTAAGAAAATCAGCGCGCTTATCCCACCCCGAAAAGGTGCGGGTTACTGGCCCGGTGAATATGCAGACCGTAACCGTGCAGTGGCTAATCAGCGAATGACCGGGAGTAATGCGCGGTGGAAATGGACAACAGATTACAACCGTCGCTCGATAGCGGAAACGGCGATGTACCGGGTAAAACAGCTGTTCGGGGGTTCACTGACGCTGCGTGACTACGATGGTCAGGTTGCGGAGGCTATGGCCCTGGTACGAGCGCTGAACAAAATGACGAAAGCAGGTATGCCTGAAAGCGTGCGTATTGCCTGAAAACACAACCCGCTACGGGGGAGACTTACCCGAAATCTGATTTATTCAACAAAGCCCTGAACAGGTTCTAAAAGCATTCACTGACGCAGCAATGCAGAAAAACACCGTAGAAGAGCTTAAACAGGCGTTCGCCAAAGCGTGGAAGATGCTCGAAGGCACACCTGAGCAGCAAAAAGCGCAGGACGTTTACAACATCAGACGAGACGAATTAGAAGGAGCTGCTGCTTAATGGCACATTCGATTACTGTAAGACTAAACAAGCCCGCAAGAGAGTTTCAGGCCGGGGAAAATATCGGATTCAACATCCGTGCTGGCGTTCAGTATTACGATCGCCAGACAAAAAAGAAAGAATGGACAAACTACAGCGCCGTTGTATTTGCCAAGCCGGGAGCGCAAGCGGATTACTACCGTAGCGTTCTGGTTGAAGGTGGCATTGTAGAAATTACCGGAGAAAACATCAGGGTTGATGTTTATCAGGGGCAAAATGGTCAATCAATCACTCTTGAATTACTGAATGCAAAGATTGGATTTGCAACTTCAGGAAACAACCAACAGCAACAAAGTAGCAATCATCAAAATCATCCTGAATACGACGATTCAATTCCCTTCTAAATTAGCAACATAAGGATTCCATTATGCCAGCGCCTCTGTATGGTGCGGATGACCCGCGCCGCTGTTCCGGCAATTCCGTATCGGAGGTGCTGGATAAATTCAGGAAAAACTACAACCGGATAATGTCTCTACCGCAGGAAACGAAAGAGGAAAAGGAATTTCGCCACTGTATATGGCTTGCAGAGAAAGAAGAACGCGAGCGAATTTACCAGACATCAATCCGACCATTCCGCAAAGCCACATATACCCACTTCCCTGAATATATCGACCCGCGCCTGCGTAATTACCGCTCACGCTATGGCGCTATCAGTAATGACTGAGGAATTTACCATGAGAGGACTTGCATACAATCCCGGCATTCTTCCGGCAGAAATGATTATTCGCCAACGCGTAAAGCCAATGCCATCGAGAGAGGAATTGCTTAAGAGAAAGAGTTTCGGTTCTGTTAATGACAACAAATATCTGAATGCGATGTTGCGCAAAGGAGGCAACCGGTGACTGGACATGCAACGATCCTCGACATGTGCTGTGGCAGCCGCATGTTCTGGTTAGATAAGAATGACGAACGGGCGAGATAAGCGATCGGTTAAGTGCTATAGTAATGCGCTTTTGTATTTATGGAGTGAATATGAAAAATATCCTACTGGCATCATTGTTAGTGGCATCGCCGGGTGCATTTGCAGCCAGCTTTGACTGCCAAAAGGCTTCGACAGCAATCGAACATAAAATCTGCGATAACGAACGTCTGTCAAAATTAGACGAACAGCTTAGCTCTGCCTATTCTAGTGCCCTCAAAGAAAACCCAGAGAACGCAGACACCCTAAAAATGGTTCAACGTCAGTGGGTAAATATGCGTGGAAAACTCACTGATAATAAGGCTCTGGAGCTGGCTTATCTTATCCAAATTAATGGCCTCAAAGGTTTGGGGAGTTCAGTCAGCGTAACAGCGGCCAATGAGATACCCACGTCGACGCAGAAACATTCTGAAGAGCAGGAAGAAACAAGTAAGGCAGAAGTTAAGTCGGTCAAGAACGGCAATAAGCTAACCTTAGAGTCATTCCGAGCTAAATATGTAGAAGTAGATGGTGAGTATTACAGCACGACATCCATTCCTAGAGGCAGTTCGTTCTTGTTCACTTGCGCCAGTCGTATTGCTGATGACCAAGTGAATGTTTGGAAGAAACATGCAGCCAAAGAGGGCAAAATCGACCTATTCTTTGAGGTTGAGAATCACTTACACACTGCTATGTTGAACGCCAATTTCCAGAAGTTGAATTCAGACCCTGCCAAAAGAGGTATTTGTAATCTGATTAACGCAGTGCCGTAAGTAAATTTAGGGCCACAGTTGTGGCCTTAAATATTTTTTCAGCCTTTTCTTATTTGTAATAAGCAGTACTTAGTAGTGCTTATAAAACAGAATAAAAAACATATGACTTTGGCGATTACCCAGTAAAGATATTCGAAATAAATGTAAATATCGGCAATGAATAACAATCCTCGCACTCGCGGGGATTTCTTTTATATGGGGATAATATGACCATCCACTTTCACGGCAGCCCAATATGGGGTGATGAGCATGCCCCTACAGATATGCTGATTAAAGCCCTTTACCGTGATGGTGGGGCTTTTGTTTCATTTGCCAGACCAGAGCAGATGAAAAAGATTGCCATGTTCCCTTGTGATATACGCCTTGATAACGGTGCTTTTAGCGACTGGATGAAAGCATTAAAGAAAGGCACTCCGGTAGACTGGAGTAAGAGACGAGCAAAATTCTACGACTTTGTTGGGAAGTGGTTCAGCAGAATTGAATGGTTTCTTATACCTGACGTTATCGAAGGGACAGAGGCAGAAAACGACGAGCAGATTGAGTTGGTTCCTGATTGGCTAAAATCAAAAGCGGTTCCGGTCTGGCATACCGACGAATCAATTGAACGTCTTTTACGCCTTTCTGGCAAATTTGAATGGGTGGCGATTGGATGCTGCGGCCCACACAGGCACATACGCTCTAAATGGTGGGGACAGAGAATGGATGAAGTTTTTACTGAGATTTATATCAATCGTAATTTGAAAGTGAAAATTCATGGTCTTCGAATGCTCGACGTGAGAGTTCTTGGTATGTATCCGTTCGCCAGTGCGGATTCTACTAATGTTGCTGTTAACGTACCGAAGACAGAGAAGCGATTTCCTGAGATTACCGACAAACTGGCACGTACAGCTGTACTTCGCGCAGCTATTGAAAAGGTGCACCCACCATCGATATCAGCATGGGTAGACAGAAAGATGAGAGAGCCGGCGCAAGCCGGTTTTTTATTTGAATTCACCGACGCCGCTTAATGCGGATTTCTTTTATCTGAACTCGCTACGGCGGGTTTTGTTTTATGGAGATGATAAATGCACTTCCGAGTCACAGGTGAATGGAATGGAGAGCCATTCAACAGAGTTATCGAAGCGGAGAACATCAACGACTGCTACGACCACTGGATGATATGGGCGCAGATAGCACATGCAGACGTAACCAATATTCGAATTGAAGAACTGAAAGAACACCAAGCCGCCTGATGGCGGTTTTTTTATTGGAGAAAAGAAATGTCAGATTTGGCTATGAAGGTTTTGAAATGGCAATCGACTGGCGATGTCGGCATCAGTAGCGCAACTCTTGCCTCAATCGCATGTGGACTGAAAAAGAATATCTATGGTCATCACTTCGGCGCTCCACATGACGCAGCCGATTTCCGACGATGCGTTGCACTTGTTGAGCAGATTCCAGAAATCAGAGATTCATTCGACAAGGTTGCAAAGCGCGTTCCGGCATTCAAAGGCATCCTCAACGAATGGGATTCCCTCGTTGCTCTGTTGAAGTCTGAAATGAAGATACACGGAAACAAAGCACCAGAGACTTACAGAAGAATTAGCGAGCTACGCAAGGACTAACTACAGCCTCACACTCGATGAGGCCTGTTCATTTCTCAAGATATCCAGACCTACCATTGCCGCATCAATGCGGCTTTTCTTGCGTGTAATTGCGGAGACTTTGCGATGTACTTGACACTTCAGGAGTGGAACGCTCGCCAGCGACGCCCAAGAAGCCTTGAAACAGTTCGTCGATGGGTACGCGAGTGCAGGATATTCCCTCCTCCGGTTAAGGATGGAAGAGAGTATCTGTTCCACGAATCAGCGGTAAAGGTTGACTTAAATCGACCAGTAACAGGTAGCCTTTTGAAGAGGATCAGAAATGGGAAGAAGGCGAAGTCATGAGCGCCGGGATTTACCACCTAACCTTTATATAAGAAACAATGGATATTACTGCTACAGGGACCCAAGGACGGGTAAAGAGTTTGGATTAGGCCGAGACAGGCGAATCGCAATCACTGAAGCTATACAGGCCAACATTGAGTTATTTTCAGGACACAAACACAAGCCTCTGACAGCGAGAATCAACAGTGATAATTCCGTTACGTTACATTCATGGCTTGATCGCTACGAAAAAATCCTGGCCAGCAGAGGAATCAAGCAGAAGACACTCATAAATTACATGAGCAAAATTAAAGCAATAAGGAGGGGTCTGCCTGATGCTCCACTTGAAGACATCACCACAAAAGAAATTGCGGCAATGCTCAATGGATACATAGACGAGGGCAAGGCGGCATCAGCCAAGTTAATCAGATCAACACTGAGCGATGCATTCCGAGAGGCTATAGCTGAAGGCCATATAACAACAAACCCGGTCGCAGCCACTCGCGCTGCAAAATCAGAGGTAAGGAGATCAAGACTTACGGCTGACGAATACCTGAAAATTTATCAAGCAGCAGAATCATCACCATGTTGGCTTAGACTTGCAATGGAACTGGCTGTTGTTACCGGGCAGCGAGTTGGTGATTTATGCGAAATGAAGTGGTCTGATATCGTAGATGGATATCTTTATGTCGAGCAAAGCAAAACAGGCGTAAAAATTGCTATCCCAACAACATTGCATGTTGATGCTCTCGGGATATCAATGAAGGAAACACTTGATAAATGCAAAGAGATTCTTGGCGGAGAAACCATAATTGCATCTACTCGTCGTGAACCGCTTTCATCCGGCACAGTATCAAGGTATTTTATGCGCGCACGAAAAGCATCAGGTCTTTCCTTCGAAGGGGATCCGCCTACCTTTCACGAGTTGCGCAGTTTGTCTGCAAGACTCTATGAGAAGCAGATAAGCGATAAGTTTGCTCAACATCTTCTCGGGCATAAGTCGGACACCATGGCATCACAGTATCGTGATGACAGAGGCAGGGAGTGGGACAAAATTGAAATCAAATAATGATTTTATTTTGACTGATAGTGACCTGTTAGTTGCAACAAATTGATAAGCAATGCTTTTTTATAATGCCAACTTAGTATAAAAAAGCAGGCTTCAACGGATTCATTTTTCTATTTCATAGCCCGGAGCAACCTGTGAACACATTTTCAGTTTCCCGTCTGGCGCTGGCATTGGCTTTTGGCGTGACGCTGACCGCCTGTAGCTCAACCCCGCCCGATCAACGTCCTTCTGATCAAACCGCGCCTGGTACCTCTTCTCGCCCGATTCTGTCGGCAAAAGAAGCGCAGAATTTCGATGCTCAACACTATTTTGCATCCCTGACACCAGGTGCAGCAGCGTGGAATCCTTCCCCGATTACCCTGCCTGCGCAACCTGACTTTGTTGTCGGCCCGGCGGGCACTCAAGGTGTAACGCATACCACGATTCAGGCGGCGGTAGATGCGGCAATTATCAAGCGTACCAACAAGCGCCAGTATATTGCCGTGATGCCTGGTGAGTATCAGGGAACGGTATATGTCCCTGCCGCTCCGGGTGGAATTACTCTGTACGGTACAGGTGAAAAACCGATTGATGTGAAGATTGGGCTTTCCCTTGATGGTGGCATGAGCCCTGCCGACTGGCGTCACGACGTCAACCCGCGCGGCAAATATATGCCAGGTAAACCAGCGTGGTATATGTACGATAGCTGCCAGAGCAAACGCAGCGACAGTATCGGTGTTCTCTGCTCTGCGGTCTTCTGGTCACAAAACAATGGCCTGCAACTGCAAAATCTGACCATCGAAAACACGCTGGGCGATAGCGTAGATGCAGGTAACCATCCGGCGGTGGCACTGCGTACTGATGGTGACCAGGTACAGATTAACAACGTTAACATTCTCGGTCGTCAGAACACCTTCTTTGTCACCAACAGCGGTGTGCAGAACCGTCTGGAAACGAATCGTCAGCCGCGTACGCTGGTGACCAACAGCTACATTGAAGGGGATGTGGATATCGTTTCTGGTCGCGGCGCAGTGGTGTTCGATAACACCGAATTCCGCGTGGTGAACTCACGTACTCAGCAAGAAGCGTATGTGTTTGCACCGGCTACGCTGTCCAACATTTACTACGGTTTCCTCGCCGTAAACAGCCGTTTCAATGCTTTCGGTGATGGTGTGGCGCAACTGGGCCGCTCGCTGGATGTTGATGCCAATACCAACGGTCAGGTGGTGATCCGTGATAGCGCCATCAACGAAGGTTTTAACACGGCTAAACCGTGGGCCGATGCGGTGATCTCTAATCGTCCGTTTGCGGGTAATACCGGCAGCGTAGATGATAACGACGAAATACAGCGCAATCTGAATGACACTAACTACAACCGCATGTGGGAATACAATAACCGCGGCGTGGGTAGTAAAGTGGTTGCAGAGGCGAAGAAGTAA